GCAGTTCTTCTCGAAAACCAGCGCCTCATGAACGAGGTTTCCACAGATACAAGCGATATAGCGCAGTTTAAGCGCATCAGCATCCCGCTTGTCCGCCGTATTTACCCGCAGTTGATCGCCAACAAGATCGTGTCGGTCCAGCCGTTGCTCGGCCCCACGGGTTTGGTGTACTACCTGCGCTTCCGTTATTCGTCCAACAAGGGTGCCACTCGTGGCGCGGACAACAACTCCGGCTTCCCGATGGACGACGTAAACACCCTTCAGCAGTTGGCTGACGGTACTGCGAACCTGGACATCTGGTATTCCCACCAGTTCGTCCAGAACGAATCCAGCAGCACCGACAATGGCACCGTGACGACCGCCGTATACGCTCCGTTGGAGCATACGCCAGTGCTGGCCGGCACCGTGACTGGTACGGTTTATGTCGGTTCCGTTGCCGTGCAGACCTTCGTGGTTTCCTCGGCTGGGACGTTTAACTTCACGGCCATCGGCAGCCCGGCGACCTACGCCAGCGCCGGTAGCCTGAACCTGACCACCGGCGAAATGACGCTGACCTTTAACGCCGCTCCAGGCGCGAACCACGTTGTATTGAGCTATGAGTACAACATGGAGTGCCAGCAAGACCTCCCCGAAATCAACCTCGTGGTTGAGTCGGAAGAAATTGCTGCCAAGACCCGCAAGCTCAAGGCCGTGTGGAGCTACGAAGCCCAGCAGGACTTGCGCTCGCAGCACAACCTCGACGCCGAGGCAGAACTGACCGCCGTGTTGGCCCAGGAAATCAACCTGGAGATCGACCGCGAAGTTCTGACTGACCTGCGTAATAACGCGGGCACCGTGAGTGCATGGGATTTCAACACCGCGTTGGGCGAAACCATCAAAGAGAAGTACGAGTCACTATATGTGAAGATCGTAGAAGTCTCCAACGTCATCCACCGGAAGACGTTGCGTGGCGGTGCGAACTGGCTCGTAACTTCGCCTGAAGTGGCCTCGATCTTCGAGACGGCCACCGCCGGTTTCGCGCCGGCCCCCAGCGAGACGTTCACTTCCTCGCTCGGCATCCAGTACGTCGGCACGGTCAACAACCGTTGGCGGCTCTACAAAGACCCGTTGTTCCCGACGAACCAGATATTGATGGGTTATAAAGGCGACAGTTATATGGATAGCGGATATTTCTACTGTCCTTATGTCCCATTAACGCAAACCCCGGTCGTCCTCGACCCGGAGAGCTTCTGCCCGCGTAAGGGTATCCTTACTCGTTACGGGAAGAAACTCCTGCGTGAAGGGTCCAAGTTCTATGCCCGCATGAGTATTGCGAACTTCGTAATCTAAGGACCGCGACCTCCGATAAAAGACCTGAAGCCCGGCAGAGAAATCTGCCGGGCTTTTCATTTATATTTCATGCGGACGTTCAACGAATGGAGGCTGCTCGAAGTTACTCGCAGCGAGGGCGATTGGATTAGGCTCCACGACGTTTTCATGGACTTCTTCCGGGGCACTATCAGTCCCTTCGCCAACCCCAGGGCGCATCAGCGAATCGTCGGCGCTCTGCGGCAGGTCGGTCTGGATTCTTTTGCCGAGCAATTGGACGCCCTGGAGCCGACCCCGGAAGAAATCGAGGCAGCCAACTGGAAGACTGGCCTGGGCATGACGCTAGGGGACGTATTACGTCACAAGGGACGCAGGGAGCAAACCGAGGCGTTCCGCCGCAAGCACCGGGCCTATGGCGAACTGATGGACCAACTCTACTATAAAATCGCCAAACCAGACCCCGCCAAACCTCACGTCTTTCGGTGGCCATTTACCAATTTGGAATTATAATATTCTGGCCGGCTTCATTCATACAGTAGGAGGTATCCATGTTGCTATGGTTCTTAATCATTCTGCTGATTCTTTTGCTCCTGGGCGGCGGCTACCACGTTTACAATGGCGGCGACTGCTGGCATCCGGGTGCCTTGGTGTGGGTACTTATTGTGGTCCTGTTGGTTGTCCTGCTGTTCAGGATGGTCCTGTAGCGGAAACCAGGCTTTTTCTCGCTGATTCTGCTTTACACTGGTAACTTTCAACCGTAGAATGGGGTAGTTCGCGGTGCGCCCAGCGTACCCAGAATACAACCCTGTGTTCCTTTTGGAAGGAGGAAGTAATGGCAACGACCAACGCCGCCAAGGGCGGCAAGGCGCTCACCAAAAGTGAGCTAAAGACGAGAATCGCGGAGGAAACCGGCCTCACGGCCAAACAGGTCGGGGCTGTCCTCGACACCCTCACCGACGTGGCCCTGGAACAGCTTCGCAAGCGGAGTGTCCAGGTATTCGCGCTCCCCGGTCTGGCCAAGTTCAAGGTCGTCCGCAAGCCCGCCACCAAGGCACGGCAAGGCACCCACCCCTTTACCAAGCAGCCACACGTCTTCGCGGCCAAGCCCGCTCGCAACGTGGTGAAGGTACGGCCCCTCAAGGCTGTCAAGGATGCCGTCGTCCAGTGATCGACACGTCTCGACTCGCGCACCCCGGCCAGGCACACGCCTGAGCCGGGGTTTTATTTTGAAATATATCTCAAAAACGTGAACGTATGTCTAGTTCAGGGGCGGAACTGTATGACGCCTCGTAGGCGTTTTGATTGACCGTAACTATATAAGTTCCTGAAGAGCCATCGGTTAGGAAGGCCGGGAAGAAGGGTCGGTCGGGCCTGAACGAGACTCCTCCTCAGCCAGCCACTCCTTGAAGGACTTGTGTTTCTTCTTTTTCTTCTTGCGTTCGGGTAGGTCGCCGTGTGTATGGGACTCCCACTCTCCGCAATCCCAACCAGGGTCTTTGCGGGCGTAACAGGCGCGCCTTTGGGCTTTACTGACGAATGGCATATTCACTATTTAGAAAGGATAAGGATGAAAAATCACTGGCTTGACGAGAAAAAGAAATACGTCAAGATATACGACAACACGCAAAACACCTTGAAAACCCCGCTCACAAGCGGTCGGTTTGAGGCAAAGGACGCCGAGGAGAAGTACGCGGGCAGGGTTCCCAAGGATGACATCTGGACCCTGCGGGCCGAAATTGACGATCAATTCTGGTTTGACAGATTGGACCGCCAGTTGTTCTATTGGAGCCGGCCAGTGCAGGAGGAGCCGGAGTACCCGGCCCACTGGTCCCTGCCGACCCAACCAGGGCAGTAAGACGTGGCAAGGGCGTGAATCACATTGATTCACGCCCTTGCTGCATATAATACGATAGAGGAGAGAAGCAGTGATATTACACGATGTTGGGCTGAGCAATAAGATCACTTTCGGCCAGGTAACAGATGCGGAACTAGCCGAGTGGGAGAACGAGGGGATGTTCCAGCGAACGCACCTGAAGAATCCCTGGTTGGAAAGAAACAGCGAGCGACAACGACAGACGCGCATCTGCACTATGCTGGCCAAGGAATGTATCCAAGAAGCTGACCTCGATGACGAAGTGTGGGCCGAGGAAGCCTTCCGTACCTCCGTCGCCATTGGCATGGAAAAACTGGCGGTCCACGATCACCAGGCCCACGGTGAGATGACAGTATATCTCAAGGCCCACATGATGGAGCGACTGGATCGTGGCAAGTGCCTGGGCTACATCCAAGCGGCGCTGGACGATGCCTTGTACCACAAATTAAAGGAGGCCCCCGTCTGGGTGCGCGAAATGCTCTGGCGGACGGCAGATGATGGGAAATAAAATCCTCAAGATCGGCGGCTTTGGTTTCTTTTGCCCCTACGTCCCGATGGTGGTCACGCCTGCCGTCCTCGGCCCAGGACGCCGACAAAAGCCGCCCAGGCCCAAGAAGCAAAAAGGCCCACAGCCTGTCCCGGAGGCCCGCAAGCCCAAATTCCGCAGCATTGACGACCCCTGGTTGAGCTTCTGAAAAATCTTGTTGCAAAGGCACCCGACTTGCCTTACGCTGCAAGGGGGTAGTTTCCTACTTCTCTTGGAGGCAAACATGAGCAACAAGAAGCCACAGAAGCGTCCGACAGAGGAATCTGAAGTCACGGACCCGGCAACCGCCGAAACATCGGCGGCACGCACGGAGGAGATAGAGAAGCAAGAGCCGACACAGCCCGCCCAGCAAGACCCGACCCCGCCCAGCGAGCCGGTCGCCGCGCCCGCACAGCAAGAAGTGCCCGAAGAAGTCGCCCAACTCCAGGCCGTCGTGCAGAAGATTCGCGCCCGCCTGGCCTGGCACGAGGAACAGATCAAGAAGCATCGCGCGGCGTCAGACTCCCTCCTCGCGGCCTTGCAGGACCAACTGGCCGTGCTGGAGGAACCGGCGGAAGTGCCCGGCGAGGACGAGCCAACCATTACCGCCCGTCGCCTGATCCTCGACTTCATCCGGGACAAGGGCGGCGAGGCCACCAATCAAGAAATCAAGGAGTTCTTCGAGCAGCAGAACCGCCGGAGCAACCCGTCCGTGGAATTGAGCCGGATGGTAGGGGAGGGCGTTCTCCGGCGTCCCAGCCGGGGCAGTTACGCCTTGGTAGGGAAAAAACGCAAGTAACGCCATTAAACCCGGCACGGACGCCGGGTTTTTTCATGCGCCGAATATATACTGCATGAAAAAATCGCACGCGGAAATAGAACGCGAGGAAGAACGAACCGGGATCGACCTGGACCGCGACGACGAAAAAGGTGAGTCCAAAGCCCACAAGGCCAAGATGCGCCGCCACGGCTGGAAGCGGTTCAAGGAATGGCTTCAACTTAGGGAGGACGGTGGCTTGATGGGCGTTCCCGGCACAGCCTTTCCTGACGGGCAGAAGCCTTCCGACAATATGATAAACCAGTCCCCTGGATGTTCTGGTGGGCCATGTCCCAAGAAGGGCGGCGGCATGGCAGGCCCCGCCGGCGCTGCCCCGACTCCCGCCCCCGGTCCCAAGAAACAGCGAAAGCAGTAACTATATACCTGCATGGCCGCAGGTTTTAAGGAGTGGATGCTCAAGGAAGAGAAGGGTCACCGAGTCCCGACCGGGGAAATACTCCGACACATCAAGATTCCTCTACCGAGCGTCCGGCAGCAAAAAACCTTTAGCTGCGGCGCGGCAGCCCTTCGCGCCATTTGCGAGTTCTACAAGGTCGGCCCCCGCGACGAAGACGAGTTCATCAAACTCCTAGACACCAACTACAAGGATGGCACCGAACCCGACGCCCTGGTGCGGGGCGCAAAATGTTTCGGCCTCAACGTCGTCAAGAAAGAAGGCATGACCATCGGCCAACTGCTGTCGTACATCGACAAGCAGTGGCCGGTCATATGCAACATCCAGGCGTGGGGCAGCAAAAAATACTACAAGAAACTGGAGAGCGGCCACTACGTCGTTGCCATCGGCTACGATGATAAACACATCTATTTTGAAGACCCCTCGCTGGAAGGCGACCGAGGCAAACTGACTTACGAGGACTTCTGCAAGCGGTGGCACGACCAGGAAACGAGCGGCGAAAAAACCCACCACCTGGGCATCGTCTGCTGGAAAAACAGCCCCGACACGGACCCCCACTACCTCGTCCGGGCCACTAAAATTCAGTGAACCGCAAGTGTGGGGCGTAGGCCCTTGCCTTGTCGATAATCGCCTGGCGTTTGCTCGCGGCCAGTTCCCCAGGGACAGCCCATGCCGGCATCATGCTGGTGTAGTGAACGCTGGAGTAACGGAACTTCATCTCCAACAGCACGTCCCCTCCGTACTGAAGGTCCAGGTCATAACTTTTGCAGAATAAGTCCTTCAGTTCCCAATTCTCCAACTGTCCACCATTTCCGTCCCACAGGCGTAACACCCCCGTCAAACCCTGGGCGTGTGCCAGTTCGTCCGCCTGGTGGACAAGGTTATGCTCGCCCCTGCCGGGGTTGTTGGCGGTGCTTGAGTCAATATAGGCGGTTACCGCCAACTCCTCCCAAACCGTCCGCCCTGGTATCCAGGTTTTATCGGACAGGAAGTCCAGTTCCGTCTCCTCGATCTCGACCTTGGGTCGAGCGGCCACCTTCACCACCACCGGCCCCGCCAAGGTCTGGCCATGATACTGCAATTCCAGGGTCCACCGAAAGCTGTTCTTTAACCCGACGTTAAAGGTGTTCGTGCCCATCGTTTTGGGCGGCGGATTGTAGTTGGGCGGAAGATTGATTGTGTAGCCCGGCTGATAGGGGCTGGTGTTACAACTGGAGCCGTAGGCAGGGTTGGTGGGGTTGCTCCAGGCGTTTCCCTTCCAGTTATTTCGCGTGTTCCAATCGGTGAAAGACTGCATATTCGTCTCCTGTCAAGTCCTTATAATTATAACGGTTCCGGCGGCGCGGGGGGCCTGCGCTGAAATGGATGGCTCGGAGGATATATAACTGGTATGTCAGACGATCCGGGAGGGGTATGGCGCGAGGTCTTATACGCATCGCTGATGCGGCGATCAAGGTCTGGGTGCCGGAAGTCATCCAGCACACCACTTACTCGTGTGGTGCCGCCGCCCTCCATTCTGTCTGCTGCTATTGGGGCGTGGGCCTGCGCTGCGACCTCGACTACATCCCTTACCTAGAATGTAATGACAAGGCCGGGACAACACCGGAGAATATCATCTATTTCGCCCGGAGTTTGGGTCTGCGTGCCAAGGAAATGCACGGCATGACCATCGAGGACTTGAAAGAACTCCTCGACGCCGGCAAGCCGGTCATCTGCCCCATCCAGGCTTGGGGGAATAAGGCCAAGTACCGTGACAAGAACCGTAGCGGCCACTACGTCATCGTCATCGGCTACGACAGCCGCCACATTTATATGGAAGATTCCTCTTTGCCGGGCCGGCGAGGTTATTTAACATATAAGCAGTTCGTACAACGGTGGCACGACGAGGATTACCACGGGAACCTCTACAACCAGTACGGCATCGCCATCTGGAAAAGTGGCAAACCGGGTTACATCCACCAGGCCACGAAGGTAGGATGAAATGGATTTAGAAGCCCTCGTGGAACTCTCCGCACAACGCGACAAGCTCGGCGGCATCGACCTGTCGAAACTGCCGCCTGGCACGAAATTTGAAATACATACCGTCAACAGCCGCTACCTTCTGGAGAAGCTGGACTACGGCAACCGTTATAATCTCCAGGGTGGAGAATATTTCCCGGAAACCAAAGAAGTGCGCATCCCCGGTTCGACGTTTGGGGGCAGCACCATCCGGGTTAACTGGATCGGTTACCTGATGCGACTGGAAATCTACGACCCGGAGCGAAAAGGCGTCATTCACACCAGCAGCATCCGCCAGGCCAAGATCATCACCCCGACTTATGAATATTCCCTGGAGTGGCCTGATCCAGAAGATACTTCGGGAAACAAGGAAGAATGAGCTTGAGGTATTCCTCGGTGCTGTCCTCGGTGAACACCAGTCGGCGCACACCCCGATTGACCTGGACCTCGCACTCGTAGCCGCAAAGCTTGAAATATTTCTGGATCAGACAGTTACCCTTCTCGCCAAACCAGGCGGTTTTCAATACCGCCTGTTTCCCGTCATACGTCCCCTTATCCAGAAACCAGACCGCGTGTCCCCGGTCGCGCAAGGGGTCCAGCCAGTCCCAGGTGACCATCTTCTGGCCCCCGGCGTAGCACAACTCCTGGTAGCGGTTCCATACAGGATTCGCCACGCTGGCCCAATGCCAACTGTCTTTGTCTTCTACAAACGGGTGAGGCCGAGAAAGGTTCCCTAGCTCCTCCGCTTTACATCGGAGCCAGTCAACGTCACCGCTTTTCCTCTGCCGCATTTGCAGGTAGGCATTCTTGCCCGCCTTGGGGCGGATAATACTGCCGGTGCCCAACAACGTCCCCAGCACGATCTGGCACTGGTCGCTTGTCAGTTTAATTTCTACGTCATTCATCTTGTAATATAGTTAGGCGGCGGCAGAACGATTTAGTCTGGAATACCGATATTTTCCGCCGGTGCTGCTTAGATAAATTCAGGACTAGCTTATATTTCTAAAGGAGAACGAACCAATGGGTGCAACAAGCGTAACTGGCGTAAGTGGAGTAGGCTCGGTACAGGACGGGTATAGCAAGGGTTCACCGCACATGACGTTGGGCGTCGGCCACCTAATCGGCCCCCGCGTAATGGCGGCTGGAACGTGTGCCTCCGTCACCGCCGCTTCCACGACCGTTGACCATGCTCCGATCCCAGGCGGCACCGCTTCCTATATCGTGGTGCTGACTTCCAACAATGCCACCGCCCCCTATCTGACCGCACGAGTCCCAGGCAGCTTCACGTTTACAAGCCCTGTTGGGTCCACGGTCAATTGGGCGATCATCACCGTGGGTTCGGGCGAGACGAGCGTTAAGTAATATTCATGAAAAACCGGGGTGATCCCTCACCCCGGTGATCGTTGTCGAAAGGTCTAAGACTCATCCTTATTAGCCTTTCTAATTAAGCAGAAGAAGGTCGGGGAGTGTGTGCTTCTCGACCTTCTTTTGTTGTATATATGCACACGGCATCAAATCTTATTAACCAATCACCCCAGCGTGATCTAAAGCCTTGAGGAACTTCATGATATGCTTGCACATCCCAGGCATCTCGCGGGGGTTGGCGGGTGGACCGCCCTGGGACTCGTACTTGGCCCGTTTCCTTCCGTAGAGCGACTTGTCCAAGTGGTCGTAGTAGTTGAATCGCCATCGAAAGTCGGCACAGTCGCACCGTACCAGCGCGTCGTTGCCATTATATTCCAGCCGCTCGAACCGATATGGCTGGTTGTCGCTGGCGATGATCTCCACGATATTTCGCCGGGGGTTGTAATTGACGTTTTTGAAAAGGATTATCGGCTCATAGTTGGAAAAGCCCCTGGTGCCTTCCGGGTTCTGTGCCAACCCCTTGAGGAATAAAGTCTTGAGTCCCAGGAACGGCGTCCACTCCATGCGGGTAATGCGGATCGGGTCGATGGAGTGCTGCCTTTTCGTAGTGTTGGGGAAAGCGCGCACCGCACTGTCGTACAGGTGCGCGCTCGTACTTTCAACCCAGAGGCGGAAGTTCATGGGGTTATATAGACGCCGGGCCTGTGGTTATGGGCCTGTTGGCGATGAAATCCCGCAGCAAGAGGCGAGCTTTCGCTTGATCGCTCACGGGTAAGAGTGTGCCGTTTTGCCGAATGAGCTTCCAAGAAATCTTGGGGTTGTCGAGCCGGCTGCCGGCTTCTCCTACCTGAAGTGCCTTCGCCAAAAAGCCCGCATCACAGCCGGCATCTCGTGCGCACTTCCAAACCCGCATGAAGGCATTAAACTTGGCGTCAATGCTCGCCTCACACTTGGAGAAGAAAACCTCCAGGTCGTCGGGGTGAAGAATATAAACTTCTTTGGGGTTGGTCCTATTCCCCTTCCCAGGGAAATATCCAATGATCCAATATTTGCTACGCCAGGTGGCGACCTTGCTCTTATGGACCTCGCGGGCGGTGGTGACTTGCGTGACGTGGCCGCACCCCTTCGTCTCGATCTCACCGCTAATTAAACGGTGCCCGCCGCCCATCACTTCGACCTCGGCGTATCTGTAGTAAGCATCACGGCGAGCCGTAACAGGCTCCCCCATCATCTCGCTGGAGGTAAGCCCCAGGTAATCCACCAGGGTGTTCTCGCGTAAGTCTCGATTGCTCTCCTTCATTATAATTCCTTTGAATAAGGGACACGGACAATCCGTATCCTCGATATGTAAGTATATATTAGTGGGTGGATAGAAAACAAGTAGTGGGTGGATAAAAAGCCAAAAAATCTCCCCGCCCAGGAAATATTTTTTCGGGGTTCGTTCTCGTTTATAATATCATGAGTGACGAGCCGATTCAGAAGAAGCGTTTTGAAGTGAAGATGCGGATGCACCCCAACGGCAGCATCGAGAAGCAAATATTCATCGGCGGCGAGTTACTGGACTGGTCGGTGGACATCTCCTCCTTCCAAGAAGCGGTGAAAATGGGACCGCAGTTCCAAAGGGCTGTGCAGGAGGACATCGCCCGGCACTTCATCAAAAGTGTGAGCGAAGTCCTGGGCCGGAAGGTCACCATCGAGGACATCAAAGAAGCAACGAAGACAGGATGGATTTAATGCCATGCGCACGGCGGATGTACATGACGTGCTGCGAAAGCACACGATTGGGGACGGTCTTCCCATCGTCGTGGACCCCCGCCGCAGTTGTGGCTCCTACGTCGTAGACGCCCGCGACGGCAAGTCGTATCTGGACTGTATGTCTATGTTCGCCAGCCAACCACTAGGCTGGAATCACCCGTCCTTCAACGAACACCTGGACCGCTTCCGCACGTTACTCCCCGTCAAGATCGCCCTTTCAGATGTTTATGTTCAGGAATACGCCGAGTTCGTCCAGGCGTTTACACAGATTACCCCGGACTTCAAGTATTACTTCTTTATCGACACCGGCACCCTGGGGGTGGAGAACGCCCTGAAGTGTGCCTTCGATTATAAGATGAAGAAAATGGGCTGGAGTGAGGACGCACATGCCAATGTATTGGATGTGATCCACCTGGAACGTGCGTTTCACGGTCGGAGCGGCTACACGCTGTCCCTCACCAACACCAAGCCCGTTAAAACTTGGGGTTACCCCAAGTTTCGTTGGACCAGGCTGCCCAATCCCGTCCATGCCAACCACCAATCGGACTGGCGGGCCGAACAGGAGAGCCTGGCGGTTGCCCAAGCCGCCCTGGAGCGTGGCAATGTAGCTGCCGTTATTGTGGAGCCAATTCAAGGTGAAGGGGGTGACATCCATTTCCGGCCCCAATACCTCCAGGGCCTTCGTTCCCTCGCCCGCCAGCACGACGCCTTATTCATCGTGGATGAAGTACAAACCGGCGTCGGCCTCACCGGCAAGATGTGGTGCCACCAATACTTCGACCTCAACCCCGACCTTATGTGTTTCGGCAAAAAGACGCAGGTGTGCGGCTGCTGCGCCACCGGCAAGGTGGAAGAAGTTACCAAGCACGTCTTCAACGAAAGTGGACGGATCAATAGCACCTGGGGTGGCAATATTCTTGACATGATCCGCTTCACCATCCTCATCGACATTATTCAACGAGAGAAGTGGGTGGAAAACGCGGCTGTTGTGGGGCAGTACCTTCTGGAACAATTGCAGCGATGCAACGCTCCGATCCGATATGTACGAGGTCGGGGGCTAATGATCGCCTTTGATCCCATCGGGGATCGGGATGGGTTTCATGCTAAGTTAAGTGAAAGGATGCTGGTGCTGAAAAGCGGTGACCACAGCATCCGGCTGCGGCCACCGCTTACCTTTAGCAAGGAGGATGCTGACAAGGCGGTGGAGATTATCGGCGGCTGTTAAGCTCGCGGAAAAGTCGTTGACGATACCAGGCCCGCCATTCTTTGAAGCCGTGGTGGTGGAGTAGGTTGGTAAGCGGCTCACCGCTAACCCGCGCCGTCTCCAAGTCCTTTTTGGCAAAATCCTGGTCCTCTGCGTCGTTCTTGGGAAACCCTTCTGGCAAGGGCTTGCCTGCTTTTTCATATCTGTCCCGAATACCGGCATAGTGGTTGGCTCGGACGTTGGCCCAATCCTGATAGGCAGGATCATTCGGTTCCGGGGGTATCTTACGCTCCATCTCTCCCCCTGGGCGTTTAAGGGTCTGCGCTTCGGATTCGCCAGGAGTTGTCGGCTGTTCCCCGCCTTCTTCTGGTGCTGCGGCGGTGGGTCCGGGCGCTGCCGCTTGAGCCTGCGGATTCATCTGAGCGTGTCTGGCCAAGCCCTCCTCGGCATCCCTACTTAATTGCGCCGCCAGTTCGTCCTCAGTGGGTTCAGGTTCCACCGGCTCTGCCTGTGGGAATCCTTCCTCGCCCGGTTGCAGGGGCCTACCCGGCGCTGCGGTCGGCACTTCTTCCCCAGGGTGCAACGGCTCGCCACCAACGGCGGCGCGGAGGGTTGGATCGGGACTTTCCCTGCTGGGGCCTTTTATTTTCTTTTCTTCCCTGGAGCCGGGTTCACCGATGTCGCCCCCGATTATATCCCCTTCGCCTTCCGGGGCCGGACCTGTACCGGCTACGGCCCCACCCAATTTATCCCGGTGCTGCTGTATTTCTTCTGCCTCTTCGGGAGACGCCGTGCGATCCACTTCCCTGGAACCCGGTTTGCCGGGGGTAGTGTCTGGTTTTTCCTCTGGCACTTCATCGGCATATTCAGCCTCGTCAGGGGCCATGCCTCCTGGCATCTCTGAATAGCCCTTCCAATATCTTTCGATTGTCTGCGGCGGGGTTTGCTTCTGTATTTTTTGCAGGTCGCCCACGAGCTTGTCGAGTTTATTGACCCATTCAACCCCGGCGTCCTGCCCGGAATTTTTCACGACCTGGGCCTTTTGTTGAACGCCCTGGAGAAGCTGGAGGGCGTTGTTGAAGTTTACATCGACAGGCACCTTATGTCCGGTGTACCCCGTCACCCGCTTCCACCAGTCGCCAATACCTCGGCCCATCCAACTAAAGATGTTCTCAACCAGCAGTTGTGAATATAAGGCCGGGTAGTATTTCTCGAAGAACCCTTCGATAATGAGTTCCGCAGGAATGCCCGTGCGAGCAATACTCTCGGCCAGACGGCGGATGCGGTGTTGGGTGTTGATGCCTTGCATAAAGTCGCTAAAGCTCCGCACTCCTTCCTGGGCCGGCGGTTTTTGCGGCACGATGCGGCCCTGAGCGTCTTTGGCAACCACCTGGCCTGTAGTGGGGTCCGTTTCATACGATACGGGCACGCCTGGCTCACCGCCCTGCGCTCCCGTATCAAAGGTTTGCGTCTCGCCGCCTTCGGGGCCAACATCTGTAGTTTGTGTTTCGCCGCCTTCGGGGCCAGCAACCTGGGTGTGCGCAGTGCCGCCTTCGGGGCCAACAACAGTCTGGCTACCATCGGGGGCGGTATGGACTCCTTGGCCCGGCTCCAGGGGCGCGGCTGTGGGTGTCGGAGCGTTGGGATCAACAGCCCCCGTGTGTGTGCTGGCGATGGTGCCGGGACCACTGACGGCAGCCGTCTGAGTATGAACATCACCTGCGCCTTCGGGTCCAGCCGACACTTGATGCACCTGACCGGGACCGCCGGCACCAGCCGAAACTTGATGCACCTGACCTTGCCCGCCGGGTCCAGCCGAGACTTGATGGACCTGACCGCCACCCGGTCCAGCGACGGTTTGCACATGCGGTTGGGTGGGATCAGGCCCGGTTGTCGGTTGAGCCGCAGGCTTGGCGGGTTGGTCAGGGGGCTGGTTGACACCTGCCACCTGGCGCATGTGGGGATCACTCTGGGCCGCTATCATGTCGTCAATCATGAGCGGCATACGCATATTATCGCCGCTTGGTGATTTGCCCACTGCATTCATACCCTGCATCTGTTCAAGCGCCGATGTCAAACCCTTGTAGAACTGGCCGACCGCCTTCCTCTCCTTCGCTTTCGGAACGGTGTCCAGCTTATTTTTGATGTCCGTTAGTTGTTTGAGGGCGCGGTCAAAGTCCATATGGACGCCCCACTGCTTGACTTGCCGGCCACCCTCCCCTGGCTGGAGGTAACCCGTCTTCTTGCCGAACCAATTCTTGATGCCGCCCCAGGCACCTTTGAACCAGTCGGATGCCGCCTCGGTATAAAGGTCGGGCATGGACTCCTGTATTACCATTTCGGAAATCGCCAGTGGGTCCACGCCCAACTCTGCGCAGAGTTGGGCGCATCGCCGCAGCGTCGGGTCGGTCCTGCGGTCCTCTACGAAGTCCTGAAAAGTTTGCATTTACTCTCCGCGTTTACTGATCTGGCATTCTTCCAGTCGCAGCACTGCGAATGGAAGCTCCGGCATCCGCCGCCTCGACTTATATATAAAAGCGAGGTTGTTATTTTGCTCGGCGTCCCAGGTTTTTAGCCGCTCGACGGGGATCATGAGGGAGATGGTGGTCACAGGCATGGGAATGCCACGGAAGGAGAACAACTTGATCGCCTGGATGAAGCCCACCAGACGGTACTTGTGATACACCGGCCCGCCGGAGTCGCCCGGCACCACATTGATCGAGGTTCGCACACCGTCCTTGAACTGGTTGGTAAGAAACCCCTTTAGCGAAGTCACCTTACCATAATCGAGGCGCGGTTCCGGGCCGAGGCCACAGCCGATGTGAAATATGTCCGAGCCGATGAACAGGCGGTCGTGGAAGCCAAACTCGGCCACCGGCATTTCGTGGTCGCTGGTAAACAGCAGCACTGCCAGGTCTACATCCTCGTTGCGAGCGTAAACACGGCAGGGGTGGTCCTCGAACCCTTCAAAACTGGACCACTCCTCGTAGAGAGGCACGCGGGCTTTATAGGGCGAGCCAGGGTGGATGACGTGGGCGCACGTTATCACCACGTTGCGATATTGTTCGCCCACCTTTTCGCTGCGGACTATGACCCCGCTTCCCCCGCTCCCCTCATTTTCGATGCGCACACACGGGTAAAGACACTTTTTGTGCAACTGCTGGTCTGGTTCGTCGGCCTTGGTTGAATTGATACAAACGAAGAATAACAATAAAGATAGGATGAGCGATTTCATGCCGTATGTAGATGCCATGAAGACAATCTGGAATAAATGAAACTGCATTTCTTCTGGCCTAAATAGAGAAGGAGGGGTCCATGTCCATGCTCGAAGATGCCAAGAAGCAGTTAGACGCCGCTTTCAAATATGCAAATATCGACCGGGAGAGTTGGGAGAGGCTGCAATATCCGCAAAAGAACTTATATTGTTCGATTCCGATGCGGCACGACGACGGAACTTTGAAGTTGTACAAGTCGTACCGTTGCCAGTACGATACAACCCGTGGCCCGGCGAAAGGCGGTATACGCTACCATCCGGCGGTGGACCGCGACCACTGCGAGGCGCTGGCGTTCTGGATGACCTTCAAGTGCGCTGCCTTGAACATTCCCTTCGGCGGGGCAAAGGGTGGCATCGCCGTGGACCCGAAGAAGCTGTCGCACCGCGAGTTGGAGCGATTGAGCAAGGCATATATCGCTGCCATCGCGGACTTTATCGGGCCGGACATCGACATTCCGGCACCGGACATGGGCACGGACGAGCGGGTGATGGGTTGGATGTACAGCGAGTACCGCAAGATAAAAGGCGGGCACCCCCTGGACGTAATCACCGGCAAGCCGGTCGCGCTGGGCGGCATTGAGGGCCGCAACTCGGCAACGGGATATGGCGGCTACTATGTCCTCGAAACCCTCCTCGAACACTACCTCGATAAAATCAGACTGCCCGTCAAGGAGGATATGAAGGTGGCCATCCAGGGGTTCGGCAAGGTCGGTTACTGGTTTGCCGAGAAGTGCTACAAGAACGGACTGAAGGTGGTTGCCATCAGCGAGGAACAGGGTGGAGTTTATGACCCCCACGGCCTGAACGTGATCTCGCTCTTCAAGAATGTTCAGGAGACGGGCGAATTAAACCACCAGGGGGCTAAAGTCAGCAACGAGGAACTGCTGGAGATGGAGGTAGACCTGCTGGTGCCGGCGGCGATTGAGAGCGTGATTACTGCCCAGAATGCTGAAAAAATCAAAGCCCGGATGGTCTTCGAGCTTGCCAACGGGCCGACAACCGTGGAGGCGGACGCCATCCTCAACGACCGGAATATATTGGTGATCCCCGACATCCTGGCCAACGCGGGCGGGGTGGTCGTTTCCTACTTCGAGTGGTTGCAAAACAGGAACGCGGAGGGTAAGACGCTGGAGGAAGTGAACAAGCGGTTGCAAAAAATGATGTGCTACGCGACCGAGCGAACGATGGCCCGCCACCTTGAACACAAAATACCCGTGCGAACCGCCTGCTACGCCCTGGCCTTGAAACGCATCAGCGAGGCCAACGAATGTCTAGGCAACCGCGATTACTTCAAGAACTAGGTGGAAGATATTGTCCGGTCGGTCGCACCCCCAGGTTTTGGAGGGGCTGGGAGGGCTGAGAGTTCTCGATGGCGTTGATGTCCAGGGTGATGCTGATGACGCGGCTGCCGCTCGGAGCGTCAATCTGAATGCAAATAACCGCATTGGCCGCATCAAAACTCAATATATGCCAGGCAGTTAGGGGTAAGGGGGTGAGGAGTGCGTAAGCCCCACTCGACGGGTTCAGAAGGGCGAGGACTGTCTGCTGGCCGATGGGATCGTAGATCGAACAGGCGGTTTTTCTGACTTGTTGCAGGGCCATACTGTATTTAATGGGGGTGGAGGTAAATATGAATGAGAACTGTTACTTTTTCGTGGACGGGAGCGTTCCTGAAGACGAACAGAAGATGGCGGCACTATGCGAAGCCTGCCACGACAAGTACCATCAGGAATTAGGCTGGTTTTGGCCAGGTGCCTCGAAAGGCTACGGGCCGTATGATATAATCTGTACGTTCTGCAAAAAGGTCATTCACAAGGCTGACAAGAAAGAAGGGACTTGAAAGCGGCTCGATGTAAGCGTATTATTGAATATGCAATACTGGCAAGAAAAAGATTGGCTATACGAACATTACGTCCGTCAAAATATGGGTTGTCCCGCCATCGCCAAAATGGTGGGCCTCAAGGTCTACCAAGACGTGGTATACTGGTTAAAAAAGCATGACATCCCGCTCAGGCCGGCGGGATGGCACATGCAAGGCTCTTCAAATAGATGTCTGGGGAAAGCCCTCAGTAAGCAGACCAAAGAAAAAATAGCCTCGTCGTTAACTGGCCACAAACGATCCGAGGCTTCAATCAAAAAACAGGTGGCAACCGGCAAGGCAAACGGTTCTTATAGCAGAAAGTTGGTACACCCTGGTCCCTTCTGGATAACTTGCCAGGACGGCACGATCAAGTGTATGCGAAGTAGCTGGGAGGTTGCATTCGCGGAGCGACTGTCGGCCTTGGGGTACACATGGGTTTATGAAAGGCAGACTTTCTCGCTAGGGGATTGCAATTATACGCCCGATTTTTATGTCAAGGAGTTGGATAGCTATTTCGAGGTAAAAGGCTGGCTTCGCGCAGATGCCGAAGAAAAAATCACCAAATTCAAGGTACAATATCCGCAATATAAACTGGTACTTGCTGATAAAAAGTACCTCCTTGAGTTCGGGTGTGATTTATCTGTTCGGCCACGAATTGACCGACCGGCAGCTATTTGCCAGCAATGTGGGGCATCCTTTATACCCAAGAAAAGGTGCCAAAAACTCTGCTCGCAAAGGTGTACGATTGAGCGTATGCACAGCGCCCCAAGAGGGGAAGAATGGAAAAAGAAACTCTCAATCGCACGATCCAAGTCAGTACGCTGTAAAGAGACGGGTCAGGTTTTCGCCTCGGCCACTGAGGCAGCCGGGGTGTATGGCGTAAGTTTTTCGGCATTATGCCAAGCAGCCTCGAAGAAGAAAATGTGTTGTAACCTTCATTGGGAGTACATAAATGACCCGGCTGCGACCACCCTTCAAGATTCATGGCGGCAAGTTTTACCTTGCCCCCTGGATTATCAGCCAGTTCCCGCCGAATTACGAGACGATGAACTACCTGGAGCCGTATGTGGGGGCCGGATCGGTATTGTTGAATAAAAAGCCGCCAGCTTCGCCGGTGTTCGAGGAAACCATCAACGACATGGACGAGGGGGTGGTTCTTATCTTCAAAACGCTGCGGGACCAGCCGAAGGAGTTTATCGCGCGGCTGAAACGACTGAAATACAGTGCCGACACCTTCCGGGCCGCGCAGGACGCCAAAACCACCAAGGGCACCTGTTTGGACGAAGCGATTAACGACTTCGTGCTGCGGCGGATGTCGCGGGACGGGCTGAAGAAGGACTTCGCTTGGTCCGAGCGGTTGCGTGGCGGTCAACCCGGCGATGTGAACGCCTGGCAAACGGCGATCAGCGACGTATTGCCGGTCGTGGCCGAGCGGATCAAGTCGGTCTTCATCACCCATCGCCCCGCCGTCGAGGTTATTGAGAAGTGGAACAACCCCAACACCTTGGTCTATTGCGACCCCACCTACCTCCATGCCACGCGGGTAAGCAAGGACTCCTACGACCTGGAAATGACGGAGGAAGACCATATCGAACTGGCCCGCGTCCTAAACCGTTTTCATGGCAAGGCGATCATCAGTGGTTACCCATCGCCGCTTTATAGCAGTCTATTCAAGGGCTGGCGGTGTGTTAAGAGGCAAATTCCCAACCACTCGTCCCAGGCGAAGACGAAGAAGATCAAGACCGAGTGCGTTTGGAAGAACTTTTAGATGGCGATACCAAGCTCGTGACGCAATAACTCGGTCGAATGGCCGGTCACGTCGGCAAAGGTCATCACGGCACGGACCAGCGAGGCATACCATTTATCAAGCTTGGCGGCTTCCCCGCGATAGTACGGCTCTCCTTCTTTATAGGCATACTGCTCCTTGATGAGTTTGCTCATGCTGCGCAAGCCGACGAGGATGTTCTTGTAGTATTCCACGCTGTACCGTCCGAGATTCTGCCACACGTCGGAGAAATCTTGGCCAGACCTTGTGTGCATCATGCCCATGATTCGGGCCGCTTTGTGGAGGCCCCGGATAAGACTGGCGATGGAATTCTCCAGGTTCCTGATGTCATACATCATGTCCATCACGAAAGAACCGATGCCTTCGACATCTTCGCCAGCCATATACATCATCATCTCGTCACTGTCCATGACCCGGCCAATGTCGTTACTGAGTGTTTCGGGCAGGTCGCCTATTTCTTGGAAGATGTCGTTCAGCTTTTCTTCCACTGCCGACCTCTCCTTTTCGGTGCCGGTGGTGGCCTGCATGAATCCTCCGGTGTGCTGGCGGAACCCTGTAAAGGACGATGGTAGCTGGAACCGCCGGACCTCCCGAACGACCCGTGGGTTGTACACGCGAATAAAGCCGCCCTTGCTAAGCGGGCAACGGTCAGCCACGATGTCGATGTCACCGCCGCGCATGATCCGCCCCAAACGCTGATAATACTTCGGGGTGTACATGGTGTCGCGCCGGTGACCTTTGGCATACACGTCGGGCACATCCTGATAAATCGTCTTTGCCAGGTCTGCTCGCCACTTGGCGTCCTTTTCCTCGTCGCTCAGACCCTCGTACTCCTTGGGGCTGAGGGGTGGCCCATGAAATGCCTGGCGGGCGATGGCGTCCCAATTGGGCGCACCGCCAGGTGACACTTCCTGGCCCCGGTACATCACGGGCTGCAAATCCTTGAGGTTACGAATAGCCTGTTTGCGCATGAGGTCGTGGTCGAAATTAAGCCACTGCCAAGGGTTGCTCTGGTGGGAGCCGTCCAGGCACCGAATTGCCGCCATCTTGTCGGTCACCTGGAGGACCGCGACGTGACGTGGGCCGGGGGTGTCATCGCTTTGCCAACTGGCGAAGCCGTTCTGCATAAATTCCTCGACCGTGATGCCGTCGATGATCGAACCTGTTTGGGGGCTGTGGATGGGGTGGTCCGGGCCGTCAAGCAGCGTGAGGAAGTGCCAGTTGCTAGTTCTGAAGGGCGTCAGAATCCTTAACGCCGCCTGCTCACTGCCCATCAGTTGCCCTCCGACAATCTCGGCTTCACTCAGGAAGTCCTTGAAGTTCATGCGGAACATGCCATTATATATTCACTTTCATCGTGCTTATATAGAACATGAAAAGTTTCCGCCAGTGGTTACAAGAAATGGTCGGGCCAGTTGCGGATGAACCCAATAACGCCAACATCGCATTCGGCGTGAAGGGCGTTAACAGCAAATACCACGCGCGGGAGGCCCCGGACGGCCCTAGCTCCTTCGACCCGGACAAGCTGTTCCTCGGTGACGAAGATGAAGACGAGGAAGATGAGGAAGACGAGGAAGAAGAAATACCGTTCCGGGCCGAGAAGAAAAGAACCGTAGTACCCTAAATACCCGTGTTTGAGGAGGATTTTATGGCACAGATAAACAACAGCCAGCCCGGTCCCGTCTACACCTTTACGGTCAACCTGCAAACTCACCAGTATTACTCCTGGTTGCAGCCGAACAACAGGTTGCAGACGCCGGTTGGCAATTCGGGGAACGTCTACGTCGAAGTGGACGACCAGAAGTTCCATCGGACCATTTGGCTACCGGGAGCGCAGCCGGGCACGAGCCTTGAGCAACAGACCAACCCAGACGGTTATTCCGCCACCAACGTGAACGGCACAGCCGTCAACGTACCGCCGCCGAGCGGGGGTGACGGTTATTACCGACACGGCGACACCGTGGTTGCGTATGGGATGCAAGGGTTATATTTGAAGAACCTGTATGTATCTAACCCGCCAAAGTTGAGTGATGTATTGATTCTCGTGTCCGTCCAGTAAGGAGGGTCATGACTTCGTTTCAGAGGCTTTACGAGAACATGCAGAGCATCCGTGAGAACGAGGAAAAAGCCTCGGAATCGAAGGCGATGGAGGCGATCCGTACTGGCATTAACGTGCGGGAAGACTTCTGGGACGACTTCTTGTTGGTCATCAATAACGGCTCCGGCATGGCGGCACTCCTGAATGTGCCTCTGACCGTGGTATCAAGTTGGCACAGCAAGGTACGACAGGCTTACGACAAAGTAAAGCAGGCGGACTCGGTGCCCGACCCCAAAAAACGCGGCAAGTTAGTTCACACGGCAGAAGAAGACCCCTTCGGGGGTGGCGCTACGCCAGAGCCACCGGAGGATGGGGACGAACTATGATGACGCTATTTCAGTGGCGGATAAAACTCCGAGAGCAGGATGTGCCCAGCCCCATGAAGCCGGAAGGCGATCCGATGGACGCCCCGAAGGCGATGCCGGCTACTCCTCCTCCGCGACAGCCACCCACGCCTCGGCCCCAGCCGCCCCACCCTGGGGAGCAGGACGACGGCCAAACGAAAGCCGACTTCTCCTGGCTCAAGTGGTTCTTCGGCAAAGTCCGCCAGACCCCCAAGACTGGCATGACCTCCGCACTTCGTCAACGTATCGACCGTCTCCACGATGAACTAACCGCCGACCACGAGCAAGGGTTATCCAACGAGGTCGAAAATCTCAAGGACCAATACGCCACCCTGTTCAAACCCGACAAATCTGGCGGCAATTTCAAGGCGGATGTGCCGGCGACCGTCGCCATGAAGTTCGCTATGCAGATCATGGGAGCGGTATTAAAGCTGATCCTGCCTGGTTCCTCTGGTGCTGGGCGCATGTTGGACACCAAGGCGGTGGCCCAATTCGGGGGAGATGAGGGCGAAGGCGATTGGAATACCCTCAAGCGGGTCGTGGGCAAGCGGCGTATCCCGATCCCTTTTCACATGCTTAGCAACCTACGCGGCGTGGTGAAGGGCCTGATGCGAAAGTACGCCGACCAATACCACATTGAGGACTGGACTGAGGACGTTCCCAAAGTCAAAGAATTCACCCTGGACATGCTGGCGGCAGTTCTCAAGTCCGTCTTCCCCGCCTCGGAGGCGAGTGGCGGCGGACGCGGTGTCAGTACCAGCGCACTGAGCCGTTACCAGGACAAAATATCCAAGCAGCCGGCAGAACCCGAACAAACGATGCAGCCGCCCAGCAGTATGGAGGTATAATGGGAAAGTTTCACGAGTGGTTAAAAAGAAGCAAACTTCAAGAACAGGATGCCCCGGCACCGGAGCCGGCGGGTGGTGGTCCTTTGCGTGCCGGCCTGGCAACGCCCATGCACCAATTTCAGGCAAGGGCCGAACGAGCCTCCACCCACGGCACCTTGCATCAGAAGGCTAATGAATTAAACAATTACCTGAATATCATGGGGTTAGGGGATTACAAAATGGCCAAACGCCTGTTGGCCCTTGCCTTTCGGGACCGGGACAAGCTGGCCGCGCAGGAAGCCGCAGCCGACGAGGGACCAGAAGCCCCCAGCGACATGCCCCCACAGGGCGTGACCAGGGGGACGCCGCCGGCCACTGGCAGGGAAATGTAAATGGAGCAAAGACGATCAGTCACCAGCCGGACCACCCGGCATGAGGTTCAGCAACGGCTGCAAGCTGCCCTGGCGAATAAACCTTCGCGCAACGGCGTTCCGGTCTTTGAACTGAACAAAATCATCACGCCAGCGCATCCGGTTGGGAAGCCGACCTACGAGATTCGGAATGCGCCGCGCAAGCGGTTCGCCAACGCCCCGCCGGCAAACAGCCCCTTCGCCGCCGTCCAGCGCTTGGAACAGATGGCCGCGAACAGCATTCAGGGGATGGTGCGCGATTGGTTGGGCAACGAGGGCGACTGGTATCTCGGATTCGGAGGCGTGGGCGATGCCCTGCTGTTGATCGCCGCCTGCTACAACAATCCCGACGCCAAAGTGGTTTTCTTCCACAACGATCCGCATTTCACCCGACAATGGTTCAACCTTTTTAATATCAAGACCTTTCTCCATTCAAACATCATGGGCCAGAGGACCGCCAACTACGTCTTTGACATGATGCGCACCCACCCCCGTTTCAAGACTTCCGCGCATTTGGCGGACGGGCTGGACTACGGGGACTGGCTGGCGGACCCCTACAAATATAAAAAGCGGCTCATCGCCCAGGTGCCGTGGGTTGATTACTTCGGGAAGGCTGACTTCGGCAGGCCCACGGTGGTCATCGGCCCGTCCGGCTCCCACCGGGACATAAACCGCCAGCGTTACCTGACCGCTCACGAGTACATCGACCTGCTACGCAGCTACCTGGAGCGCGATTACTTGGTCCTGGTCGTGGGATCGGTGGCGGATTATAACATATACCACCTGCCCAATGATCCCCGATGTCGTTGGCTGATGGCGGACGGGGTGGTGGACCACCAGGGCAAGAAGACTAGCCACACCCTGGGGGACATGCTCCGGCTGGTCAATGGCGCAGACGAGGTTGTGTCGGTAGACACCTGGCTGAAAACCTACACCCTGCTCTGCGGGAAACCCACCAAAGTAATCCTGACCCGGTGGAACGGCCACTACCGCATGGTCGGCAGCGATTCGACGGACGCAATATTTCTCAACAAGGACATTTGGCCGGGCGTGGAATTGTACCGAATGGAAGACCTCATGGTGTCTTTGGCGAACAAAGCGCCGCCAGCAGCATCTTCTGCTGGCACAGAAGGTAATCCGTCACCAGTGCCACCGCCGTCTCCTCATCTGTAAGCTCGTCTTCATTCCAGAAGGCATTAAAAGTGTCCACATAAAGGGGCACCGACTGGATCAGGTTGACGCGCTTGATGACCACTTTTTCCAGACGACCATTCGTCGCCTTCGGCAAGGAGTAGAGGACCGAACCCTCCGGGAAACGGTAGGGGACGAAACTATAACGGACCACATTCCCGCAACCCCCGAATCCAAGGCTGCCACCGCCAACATACGTCAGCATTTCATCCTCCTCCCACGCAGTTCGCAGGTGGTGACCGGGGCGGCAGCCGGCCCAGCTTCTCGGTAACCGCCTCCAACTGGCTGAAATAGTCCAGTTGTGTACAGAGTTCAGATTCGTCGCGCTCGCAGAACCAGCCGTTCTTATAAACCACATAGCGATTGGTGCGGATGTGGTAGAAGTTGGCTACCACCCAGCGTTGGTTTCCTTCTTGGCCGTTGACGTAGACCTCATCCCCGATGGCATAACGGAATCGGCACCACTGCACCGGCACCGTAATGGCCTGGGCCTCAGATTCACCGACCGCCGAGCCGGTTGCCGCGACCGTTGCAAGTCTTACTTTCCCCGCCGCAATCAGAGCGGGCGACCAGTGGCAATAGGACGCCCCATAGATGTCGCTCATCGAGTTATATATGAAAGCCGCGTGGTATTATCCTGGCGGGAATAAAGGCGGCTGGTCCTGTTCCGGTGGCGGGGCTTGCTCCAGTTGCGCTCGCAGGGACTTGATGGCGTCGCGCAACTGGCCGGCGATTTCGTACTGCTCTCGCTTGATGCACTCGTCCATTTTCTCTCCGAGGCGGCGGATTTGTTCCTCAAGAAGCGGGCGCGGGTCGATGTGCAACTGCTTCTGAATGGCCTGTTCCTGCGCCTGGGCGTCACGTTCCTTCTGGTTTTTTAGCCAGTTTTTGGGCACTTTGCCGACGTGCCTGTGTCGGCCTAGATGCGCGTGTTTCAATACCGCGTCGAGTTCTTGCCGGAAGAACTCGTAGCAGTGGGGACAGCCCAGCCGGCCCAGCTTGGCAATTTCGGGGATAGTAATGCCACAGTTGGGGCAGCCGGGCTGAGCCAAAGGTTCCGGCTCCACGGGCTGTTGCACGGCAACTTTCTTGAGTGGTGCGAGGAAAAGCTGCTTGAGCAATTCAAGCAGCATTTCCCCATGCTTCTGCACCAGATCGTCGGGCTGTTTCTTCGGTTCCATGTTCCCCAGATAAGTGGGTGCGCACGCTTCACACACGCTGATCGAAGTGGCACCGTCCCTGGTGACATCAGTGATGTGAATGTGCTTGTGATGTGGACAGGGCTGCCCGGTTAGCGGACACTTCTCCATTATTTTTTGGCCCGTTCGATGAGTTTGTCTTTGTCGTGAAAGTCGCGTATCTGACGCATGATCTGCTCGCGCTCCTCATCGGTGAACTTATCCTTGTAGTCCTTGAACAGTTTTTCGGCCTGGGCCTCGAACCGCACCGCCGTTTTCTTGCGCACGGCCACCAAGTCCTTGTAATATTGCTCGACCTGGGCTTTTGTCGCGGGCAGCTTTTTCGGGTCAGTTTCCTTCTTTTCTTCCTTGTCGGGCTTGGCGTCCTTCTTCTCGTCGTTGCCCTCCTCCTTCTTTTTCTCCTCGCCCTCCTCCTTCTTTTCCTCGAACTTCTTCAATTCGGCTTGCCAGTAGCCGTCCATGCGCTTGAGTTCATTGCTCAGCTTTTCGGCGGACATGAAATAGTAGATTTGTTTTTCGTACTCGGAGAGGTCGCTGAACTTTCGGACCTTCTTGGTCTTCTTGTTGGTAAACGTCACGTCCTTCCAGTGGTCGGGGTTCGTGAGGTTGTCGCTCCACTCGTTGAAGTATTTCAGGACTTTCTCATAATCGGCTGGGGTTGGCACTTTGGCCTTGGGCTTTTCCTCGTCGGCGGGAGCCGGGGCGAGGGCGAGCAGGCAGACGAAAAAGGCAAGCAGCATCTTCATGATAGTTCCTTTCGGATTTAGAGACAGTGGTATTATAACGGAACGGTGGTTCGATACATAGCGATCTTATCGAGCCGCGTGATAAATTCATCGTAGGGCATCGCGCCCTTTGCCCGATTGCAAAAAGCGCACGCTGAAACGCAGTTCGACAAATCGTAACCTTTCCTATTGTCAACGCGGTCTACCCCGTTACAACAGTAATCCCCCCACGCACTTGCGTTGTTGTATTTCTTGGATTTCCTCCAACCATCCGCGCGGTAAACCATCGCGGGTACAGCGCCGCAATAGTGGCAGTTGGAACTCGTGAGGCTGTGAAATTCCTCCCTGGTCAGCTTGAACTCCAACCCTTTTTTCTTGGCCCGCACCTTGTAAGCACAGAGGAACTGAGTAAGGCCCGAATGACCCTTGGGCAAAAGGTAGCAATTGATGCAAACCCGGCTGTTCCTGACAATATCAACTAGATCGGGGTGGGTTGCCTTCTTAATATTGCCACAGTTCGTACACTCAACCTCCCACTGCTGATAAGCTATGCGTTTGGCCTTACAGTAATACACCTTCATGTCCTCGGCCAGCTTCAGGACTTTCCAACAGTTAAACAATTGGCCCGACTCAAGCGCGATTTTCTTCATGCTTTATTATAAGAAACTCATCGTGGATTTCAAGTTGATTTCCTTTATGAGAGCGGAGTTCCCTTATAACGCACGACGAAGCCCGCGTTGGGCACCGCCCCCGCGCCCGCCTCCGTGACGCGCTGCACCCACACCGGGAAGCCCTCGGTATACCGCAGGGTGCCCAGCGAAATGGGGGAAGAATAAGATGGCTGCCGGAAATTGATGCCGGTGGGTGGGGTAGTGGGCACATCAATGCTGTCGGCAATAACGTTGATGGGACTGCCACTGACGATTTTGCCTACCGTCACGGCGGTACATCCGAGGAGGGTGCTGATGTCACCGTGGCCGAGGATCGGCTGGAAGCGGTTGCCGTCTTCGCCCTGGAACGCCACCTGGAAGGTGGAGTTTTGTCCTAGTTGGCTGGCGGTTACGCTGACGCCGCTCAGGGGCGGGGTGGTGATGGAGTTCAGGGCGACTTGCAAATTAAAACCCCAGGTGGCCAGGTCGGCGCTCCAGTCCCATCGGACCACGTTGCTTTCGTAGATAATATTCAGATAACCGCCGGTAATATTGCCAGTGACCACGATCTGCTGCACGTCGTTCTGGGTGTTAATGCCGAGGAAAATGGAGCCACTTCCCGCCGTCACGGACTCGATCCAGATGGCCGTGTTGAAAAAATTGTCGGTGGCGCTGTTGTTGAAAATATAAAAGCAGCGATAGTCGGTGTAGCCCTGCTGCGTCTGGGTGTCGGTCAAATCGCTAAACAGGTTGTTCAGGCCCGCACTGATCTGGTGCGACGACGGCTCGTCGCCCAGCGACTTGCTGGGGTCCGTATTGCTGGCACCGCCGGATAAAACGAAAACGATGTCGCTGGTCTGGATCATTCGGCCAACCTCATTTTGGTCAATATATAACGAACGTTGCGCTCCGTGTAACCCGTCATGCTGGCGATTTCGCTCGCCGCCCATCCCCGGTCGGCAAGCTGGCGCACGGCATCGTGGCCGGTCTTCAGGCGGTTGGGCCGGATGCCGTTGTGGTGCAACACGCGATATATTTCCGCCTGGGATTTACCGCACTGCTGAGCGATCTCGGCAATCTTTAGGTCCGGCCTATTCAGGTACAGGCCGATCACTTCGCCGTCCCAGAAGAACTCCTTGAAGGTATTCATGGCTACAATATTTAGGGTTGACCCGACTTTATTTTACTGATAGGCTCAACAACATGCGCACCATCGAGGTTCAGTGGCTTATTTCCCGCGAGGCGGAAAAGCCCCGCATATTGCAGGTGTACCGGCAGGGCTTGGAATACGCACTCTTGTCCGCCGACAACCGGCAATGCTGCCACTTCGTCTGGTGCAAGGATTTCCTACAAGACGCCATCCAGGGGCATCTGTATGAGGAAGCCAAGGAAAAATATGGTTTCGAGTACGACCCGTCGCAGCACCCGCCCCTGGACCTGACGCGGGCACGCATTCTTATCACGAACTCGCGGGACAGCGATTTCGGCAATAAAATTCCACGCTGCCTCGACTTTTTGAACCAGATCGAGGCCCGACTCAAACTTCGTAAGACCACTTGTGCCCGTTGCCTGCCGACCCCACGGAAATATCAGAAGTGCGGGGTCTGGCTGTTCGAGGGCAGCCGCCTCTGGCAAGTCGCCCCACCCATGCTGTCAATGTACACGCTGATGATCCGGGTGGGGTTCGTCCACGAGGTAGGCACTCCCTGGAACTTCACCATGAATAAGGTGGAGTCCGGGGCCATGACCCCGTACCAGTCGGGGCGCTACACTTCCGATAAAACCCAACTTGTGGAGGCCCGCGAAGGCATCCGCAAGATCATGCGGTTTGGGCCTCGTCGCATTTTCCACCGGAACATCCGCGAGAATTACCCGGAGGACTTGGACCTGGATACGATGCACAACGAGATGGGCATTGTGTCCTTTTCCCTCAATACGACGAGACTCTACGTTCCCTACTGGCACCGTTACTAAGGAGTGGTCTTATGGAGTTTACCTTCGGCAGCGATCCTGAGTTCATGCTCATGAAGGGCGGCAAATACTACAGCGCCATCGGCATCGTCCAGGGCGACCGCGTTCACCGTCTCGACAAAGGCGGGCATCAGTTTTACTACGACAACGTTCTTGCCGAGTGCGCCATCAAGCCCGGTAAGACCCGCGAGGAGGTCGTCAACAACGTCCGTGACTGCCTGCGCATCTACGCCAAGATGGTCAAGCCCTACAAACTAACCGTCCAAGCGTCCCAGGAATACCCGGAGAGCCAGATGAAAACCAAGGAGGCCCGCGAGGTCGGTTGCGTGGAGGAATGGGATGCCTACACCCTCCAGGTGATCGAGGCCCCCAAGGAGGTCGTTAAGAAGACCAACTTTCGCACGGCGGGCGGGCACATCCACCTGGGGGGTGGCGGCATCTTGCAAAATTCGTGGGAGAAGCCCTTTATCGTCTACATGCTGGATTTATTCCTGGGCGTGCCCTCGTTATTCCTCGACCGCGACCACACCGCCAAGGACCGCCGCAGTATGTACGGTTTCGCCGGCAGCCACCGCGACAAGGATTACGGCCTCGAATACCGCCCCCTGACGGCCTTCTGGCTGGAAAGTCCGAAGCGCGTGGCGTTGGCTTGGGACATCTGCGACTTCGTACTGACCTTCGTGACCAAGGGCGGGCACAAGCGCTTCTGGGAACTCAACGAGGAAATGCTGGGCGAGGATGACCCCTCCGTGGCCTACCAATGCTTCGGCTACGACAAGCAGGCATTGCAGAAGGCCATCAACGAGTGCGACAAGAAGATGGGCCAGACTTTTATGCTGATCGTGGAACAATATCTCCCCGACCGCCTGGCGAGCCGCATTCGGGAAGACCAACCAACCGAGGGATTGTACAAGGAATGGGCACTGGACTAAAAACCTTCATCGTCAACCGGGGTACGGCCAAGGGCTGCGTCGTGCTACTGCCGGGGCGGTTTGGCAGCGCCTTGCACCTGATGCAATTATACCAGGCAGCCGAACTGCACGAGACGACGCTGGTTGGCATAGAACCGGAGGTCGAGTGGTATCCCATCCCCAACGGTGTTGGCGATCAAATTGACGCCGTGCGCGGGATGAAGAAGTCCCGCAAATCGTTGCTGCGGCACCTGAACCTTTTGGAGAAACACTCTGGCCTATCCAGCCACCAAATCGCGCTGGTCGGGTTTTCGGCGGGCGCGGTCATGGCGGTCCAGTGTGCGCTCCGAAGCGACAAGGAGTTCGCTGGGGTAGTAGCGCATTCGGGGGCCATTCTCCAGCCACGCAAAACCCCAACGGCTTGGTTCCCGGACATGCCGTTCCTGTTGATTCACAACCGGCAGGACGACTGTTTCAACTGGCACGAGCGCTACCTCCCCATGAAAAAGGCCCTTAGTCGGCGGGGCCACTCGGTCCAAACGGTGGAGAAGAACGATCCGGCCTCAGCCCATGCGCTAACCTACGAGGACGTTGTATCCTCCGCGATATTTCTGGCACCCCGGTTGGGCTATAGTGACTGGCAGCACAGCACGCAGCGTTGAGCGGATGCGGCGGCACGCCGGGCGGACATCCACTATACGGCATTTGTGACATTGCCACAATAGGCCAAGCTCTCGAAACGCCTTCACTTCCAAGATGAGCCGTTTTTTGTGGATCGCCTCCCGGCACCGGCACACATTGCATGTAGTTTTGATGAAGCCCGCACGGTCCTGCCGCCTGTGCCGCCGACCTTTATGCCGGGGGCGGTTGGCCTGGTAATACTCCAGCAGGTCCGCCGGCATCTCCGGGATGGGGAAATCGAGATGACCCCACTGGTATTTGTGGCCCATTTCGTGGGTGCTGGGCGGAAGGACCGACTGGTGGCGGTGCGCCCGAAACTCGATCCCCAGGAATCGCGTACTGGTGAGGCGTGGATCGGGGTTGAGGAAAAGGTGGTGGGTGGACTTGGAGCTTCGCCAGAAGGGGTGCGAGTAAGTGCCGATGAGTTTCTTTATTACGTCGTCGGCCTCCTCGGTATCCCCCTCCACGTCCACCAGCCGGCCCAGCAGGAGGCCCATATTGCTGGTCGGGTTGGCTTGGAAATACCCGCGACATCGGCCCTGGTCCCAATCATCATTCCAGCGAGGCCACACTGGTATCTTGCTATCGGGGAACAGGGGAATTACCTGGAGTCCCATCTTCGCGTAATAGTCGAAATACTCCAGGGTCGTCATAAATACTCTCGTGAGGCTGAACTTCAAAGCGTGGCTGGAACGCACCGAGAAGGCGACGAAACACCTGTCCTCCGACAAAAGAAGGAGGTTGGACAGAGTTCGAGACTTGCGCCCTGCCGGGAATAATACGCCGGACACAAACGATTGGGCACCCGTAAGCGTGTCCAATAAATATTGGCGCTAACGTTGGGAAATGATGGCCTCACGCGCGTCGGCGCGCGTCAGACACTCGACCTTCTTGCCGTTCTTTTGCGCCCACTCGACTATTTTAAGAAGGCCCTTCTCGCGGATTTTCTGGAGCCAGAAGTTCTTGAGTTTCATGTGCCTCTCGCATTCCGGGAAAATAAGGGGTAATTATGCGTGCCTTGGTTACAGGTGGTACAGGTTTTATTGGGTCGGCCTTGGCTCGACGCCTGGTGGCCCTCGGTAACGACGTTATTATAACAGGCAACCAAACCGAGCAACAAGTCGCAGTTTCCAAAATACTCGAACCCGGTCTGCTCGGCATCGACTGGAGCCAGGTGAACAATATCGACGTGGTATTCCACCAGGCGGCAAATAACGACACTCTCTGCGACGACCGCGAGGCCATGTTCCAGGCCAACGTCAAGGCGTCGATATACCTGTTCGCCAAGTGCCTACAAGCCGGCTGCAAGGACTTTGTTTTCGCCTCATCCACTGCCGTCTACGGCAACGAGCCGGCACCGTATATTGAGGGCAAAACCAGGCTGGCCCCGCTCAACCACTACGCCGATTCCAAGGTTTCTCTGGAATCCGTGGCCCAGGATTTCGGCCAGCGTTTCGGCGTCAAGGTCGTCGGCCTCCGATATTGCAACGTCTACGGGCCGGGCGAGGCGCACAAGGGACGACGAGCCAGCATGGTCTTCCAGATGATCCGGCACATGCTTACTGACGGCCCGCCCAGACTTTTCAGATATGGAGAGCAACGCCGTGATTATATCCACGTCGATGACGTGGTGGAAGCCAACTTACTGGCCTGGAAATACGAGAGGAGCGATATTTTCAACTGCGGCGCGGGGGAGGCCACGGCGTTTATTGATGTATACCACAATATTGCCGAGGCGCTGGGGTGGGAAAATAAGCCCGAACCAATCTGGATCGACAACCCGCACGCGAAGACCTACCAGAACTATACGGAATGTGACATGAAAAAGGCGGAATCCTTGCTGGGGTTCAAGCCTCAAATATCCCTGCCAGAAGGGATTAAAAGTTACATCAAGACTTTAGCTTGTCGAGGATGATGTTGGACGGTAGACCCTCCTGTAGAAGTCTCAAGGCGTAGCGAGCCACGCGATTTAGTTCTTGGGCCTTCTTGCTGTTCTCCGAAAAGGAAATTACTTGAAGGTTGCCAAGCTCATAGTGCCCGTAGCTATCTATGCGATCTACCGATGGACGCACCCCAGAGTGAGTTTCCAAGAATTCTTCATAGCGAGGCTTGGCCCAAAAATAAAACTCACTTTTTGTCATTCGTAATTCCACATTACAATATGGGCCACTCTTGGCCTTACTTCGTTTACAGATAGCGTACCAGGCCGATTTAATCTTCTGATCTGTGGAATCCTTAACCGCAGCGTACCGCCTGTGATCCTTGCTACGTTTACAGTTTGGACAACGACCTTGAAACGTTTCGCCACACTTTTTACAAACTCGCATATATCCCTCCTCAACCATATTATAACAAAAGGGCGGAAGAAATAAATTCTTCCGCCCTAGTATTGGTATCAAGGAAGGGATCGAGCAGTACGTTAACCTCGTCCGTTCCGCTTCTTCCACTCGTTGAAGCCGTCCGAACCGCCCAACGGCGGGCCGACTCGACCCTGGGGCGCGAAACCGACCTCACCCGGCTGCGGTTCTCTCTGCGTGACGGCAGCATTGGGGTCCGTAGGCGGCAGGAGTGCTTCCTCCTGATACTCGGTCCAGCCGTCGCCGTTCTTGATATTTTGCGGGGTCATCATGGACTTGACGCTCGCCAGCCACTCGTCCTCGTTGTGAAGGAAGGCTTCTTTGCGCATGTTCTTCCGCATGTTCTTCTTCATATTTTTCTTCATGCGAGCCATGCCCATCTTCATCATCATGTCCATGTCGTCGCCGCCATGACCGGGGTGCATTGGCTTCTTGTGCATGGCCGACTTGCCGTTCAGAGGACCACCCGGACGGTGCGGGTGAGGATGACCGCCCAGGTCGTCCCCCAGGTCACCACCACCCTCATCGTCCAAACCGGCGTCGTCGTCGCCCAGGCCCGCGTC